GGACCGCCACGGTGCGCCGGTACGTCAAGGTCACCACGACGACGTCGGCCGGCTTCACCAACCTGGTGTTCGCCGTCGTGTTCGTCCGCAACCTGTCCGCGGCCGCTTTCTAGGAACATGAGGGGAAATCATGTCCGTCACGAATCTCAGTCCGCAGTTGCCGCCCCATCTGCGCAAGACCTACGGCGTGCATCACGCCACGCGTGAGGCGTCGTGCCACGAAGTCGTGGACGGCATCCAGGTGTGTCCGGCGTTTTGGAACGGCTGGCGCACCGTGCTCAACCCGACCGACGAGAAGCACGCGGCGGCCATGCACTACTTCGACTCCGGCGACTCCGGTCGCCACTTCACGAAGGAAGCGACGCCGGACGGTCTGTGGATCTACACCTTCACGCCGGGGCAGCGGTGCTTCACCTCGCCGCACACCATCGTGGATCGTCAGGAAGAGCCGCAGTACCTCATCCTGCGCGGCGATCACCGGCACTACATCGGCGATCGCGATCCGAACACGGGCAAGGTGAAGCCGGTGCTGGTGCACAGCAGCGGTAGCGCCTTCGTTGACGACTTCGCCAGCCATCAGGAAAAGCTGGCACGAGCGGCCGAATAGGCCGGCAGACCGAAAGGAAGTGAACGACCATGGCGAAGGTCTCCGGTCTCGGGTGGACCACCCTTTCCCTGGACGACGGCGTCGGCACGCTGACCGACGTCAAGAACGACGTGACGGATCTGGACATGGCGACTCCGCGCGCCGTGCAGGATGTGACCGGCGTGGACAAGAGCGCCTTCGAGCGCATCCTGCTCCTGGCCGACTTCTCCGCCACACTCAACGGCGTGTTCAACCCGGCGAAGTCCCACCCGGTCCTGTCGACGGCGTCCAGCTCCAACCAGGTGCGGACATTCAACTCCACCATTCAGGGCAAGTCGCTCAACTGCGAAACGTTGCTCACTGACTACCCGCTCAAGCGCGCGGCGTCCGGTGAGTTCACCTTCGCCTGTCCGCTGGTGCTGGCCGATGGCACCGTGCCTACCTGGTCCTAAGTAGACGGAGAGGGGAACATCACTATGGGCTACGAGGTGGAGGACACCACCTACACGTTGGAGTTCGATGATCGACCCGGCGCAGAGATCGTGTGCCGCGCCGGGTCGATGGAGCAGCACCTGGAAGCCCTGACGCTGGATTGGGTTCTCACTCCCCAGGCTTTCGCCAACCGCATCCACAACGACGAGGAAGCGGACAGGGAACTTCGACGTCTGTTCGCCATCTTCGCCGACCACATCCAGTCGTGGAACTTGACGCGCAAGGGCGAATCGGTGCCCATCACCGCCAAGGGTCTGTTGTCGCTGGACAGGGAGTTCGCCAAGCTGGCGGCGACGGCATGGTTGCGAGGGGTGTTCGGTTTGAGCGCCCCTTTAGGGCAGCCCTCCACCGGTACCGAGACTACCGACTTCGACGAGAGTTCGATTCCGATGGAGATCATGAACCAACCGCAGTCCCTGGCGAGTTGACGCACGCCAGGCTGATACGCACCGCATGTCAGGTGCTCAACTGTTCGTACGCAGAACTGAAGACGTACCCGACCGGCGCCATGCGCCACGTGATGACACTGATCGAGGCGGGCGAGACATAGGAGGTGAGTCCCGGTGGGCAACGACGTTCGTATCCGCGTGACGTCCACGAACGACACGAAGACGACGCGCGACGCGGTTCGCCGTGACTTCGCCTCGATGGGTCTTCAGGCGGGCAACGACTTCAGTCGCAACTTGGAGAACTCCGTCAAGGCCAAGGCCGCCCAGGTGGGCGACAAGGCCGGCGAGGAGTTCAACAAGGGCCTGACCCGGTCGTCCAAGGGTGGCGCCAAGGACGTCGGCAAGGACTTCGCCACGTCGCTTCAGGACGGCATCAAGGGCGACGTCAAGGAAACCGGCCTGCGGCTGGGCGAGGAGTTCGCCCTGGCGTTCAACGAAGGAGCGAAGAAGGCCGGCAAGGGGTTCGCCGAACGGGTCTACCTCAATGCCCGTGCAGGCCTGCGTCCGGCCGCCGAAGAGCTGGGTCGCGAGTTCTCCGACTCGTTCGACGGCAAGGCGAACAACGCCGGTAAGAAGACCGGTCAGCAGGTCGGGAAGAACGTCGTAGAGTCCGCCAAGAGCGAGACCAACGGCAAGGGCGCCCTTATCGCCCTAGGCATCGAGGCGGGACTGTCGCCAGCTGGCGCGGTGGCGGGCGCCGCACTCGCCGGTGGCTTCGCCCTGGGCCTGGCTGGGCTGGGCATCCTCGCCGCGGCGCAGACCGACAAGGTGAAGACGACCTTCGCCAACCTGACCAGCACCACCAGCGCGGACTTCGCCGCGTGGGGTCACGATCTTCAGGCACCGGTCTCCGCCTCGATCGACTACATGCGCCAGCAGTTCGGCCACCTCGCGCCGATGATCGAAGACGACCTGAAGGCGACCGGGCCAGGTATCAAGATCCTGGCCACCGGCCTGTCCGACCTGGCGTTCAACGCCATCCCCGGGGTCAACTCGGCCGCGCACTCCATGGGTCCGGTCTGGCTGGGTATCAAGGAACTGCTGGGCAGTGTCGGCACCGACATTGGCACACTGGCCTCCACCGCGGGCGACCACTCCGCGGCGATCGGCGCCGACTTCCAGCACATCGGTGGCGTGGTTCAGGGTGTCGTCACACTGACGGGCGGCCTGGTCGGTCAGCTGGCGACCGACTTCGCCCAGCATGGTAGCGAACTCATCGGCGCGGTGAACTCGATCAGCGGTGCCGTGTTGTCACTGGGCAACGGGGCGTTCCCGACGTTGGGCAACGCCATCGGTGGCGACCTGAAGATCATCCAGGGCTTCTTTGATCTGGTCGGCGCGGGCGGCGCCCCGCTGGGTGCGTTGACCGGCGGTCTGATCTCGGCCGCCACCAACGCCAAGCTCTTCGGCATGATGTCCGGCCCGGTCAGCAACATGGCGAAGTCATTGCGAGAGGCGGGCGACGAGGGCACGGCCTACGCTACGGCCACCTCGAAGGCGGCCGGATGGGTCGATAAGTTCGGCAAGGCGCTGCCGTTCATCGGCGTGGCCCTGACCGGCGTGAGCTTGATCATGGAGGCTTTCACTCAGCACGAACGGGATGCCGTGTCGGCGGGTGAGGATGTCGCCAAGGGGCTGGAGACTGGCGGAGGCGCGGCGGCCAGTGCGCGCGAGAAAATCGCCACGTGGCAACAACAAGTGATCGACGGCCGGCAGAAGCTGGACGACCTGGCAAAGAGCCAGAACGACTACAACGACGTCCTGGAAGCTGGCGCCACCGGCCTCTCCGCCAACGGGCTGGGCCAGCAGCAGCAGAGCCAGGCGATCGACGACGCCAACACCTCGATCAGGACGGCGCTGGACTCCTACAACAAGTACGCCACCGCGGTCGGTCTGTCCGGTATGACCACGGACCAGTTCATCGGCTCGGTCAAGACCTATGACTCCAGCGCCCAGAACGCCACGTCCAACACTGCTCAGCTGGCGGCGGACATGTTGGTGCTCAAAGACAACACCGCCAGTGCTGACCAGAAAGTCAAGGCACTTCAGGACACCCTGGCACTGATGTCGGACCAGGGACTCCAGAAGGCCGATGACGCCATGGACCAGTTTGGCGCGAACCTCGACACCTTCACGCAGGGCGCCGCCCAGATGAAGGGTGCCGTCTTCGACGCCACCGGCGGTTTGAACTCCATGTCCGACGCCGGCCGTACGGTCCGCCAGGCCATCGAAGACGGGCGAGCTTCCATGGCCGCCTACGCCCAGGCGGCCGCCGATGCCGGCGTGCCGCAGGACCAGATCAACGCCAAGCTGGGAACGATGGCCGGACAGCTGTCCGCCACGATCGCGCCCGCCGTCGGCAGCAAGCAGGCGGCCGACGGCCTGTTGACCACCTACAACGCTATGCCCGGTCAGATCACCACCTACCTGCACGCCGACACCAGCCAGGCCCAGGGGGCTATCAACTCGTTCATCCAGATGAACAACGGTCGGCAAATCGGCATCATGGTCTATGCCAACGGCGCAGTGGGTGGTCTGGCGTCGGCGGGCCGCGGCGAGTCCGGCAAGGTGGTGGGGTCCGCTGCGGCCGGCCGCACCATCGGCAACTCCGGTACCTGGATGGGCGAACGCGGGCCGGAGGCCATCAGCTACATGGGACGCACGTCTGTGGTGGCCGCGCCGTCGCTCGTGCAGGCACCGGTGGGCACGCGAGTCTCCTCGGCCGCCGACTCCGCACGCCAGCTCAGCAACGCCATGAACGGACAGGCCGGCAGCGTGGCCGAGGTGCGGTTGGTCATCGATGCGGCCAGTGACCCCGCCAGCCAGGCCATGCTGTACTTGCTGCGCAAGGCGATCCGGACGCAAGGCGGCAATGTGCAGGCCGTGCTGGGGAGGAACTGATGGATTGGGCGCAAGTACTGCCCATATTGGTGGGCAACGGCTGGGCGGTCGCCGTGGTTCTGGTCCTGGGACTGGTCTACTTCATGGCCACCGACAGACTGGCCACCCGCGGCCGGTTGAGATCCATGGAGAAGGACCGGGACTACTGGCGGCGCGCCGCGGAGCTGGAGCGGGAACGCTCTGACCGGGCCTCGGCCAGCGTCACGCGGATGTTGCCCGCGGCGGAGCAGGCGGTCAAGGTGGTGGAGAGCTTCACCCAGCTGGCCGAGTCGCAGTCTCAGCGAGTGCCGATTGAACGAGGGGATTGATCATGGGCAAGGTGTTGGACTGGCTGCTCCACCGGCCGCGCACGCCAGACCCTGAAGCGGTTAAGGCGGTGCGTGAGGCCACCGACGCCTTGCGCGTGGAGAACGTGCGCGCCATCCGGGCCGACGAGGTTGGCAAGCGTGCGGAGGCGATCGGCCGGCGCAACCACTTCGCCGAGACGTGGCAAGCGGCCATGAGACCGCGAGGGGTGTGAAATGGACGTCAGTGTCATGGTGGCGTGGGTGGCCTACCTGGTCGGCCTGGGTACCGCCACCGCCTTCTTCGTGCTCTATCTGGGATGGATCCAGATCTGGCGTCACCGGCCGCCACTGGAAGAGCCGGGCACAGCCAGGGCACGCCGGTTCATCCTCACCTTGACCGGATTGCTCGCGGTGCGCTGGGTCGGCGGCATCATCACCCTGATCGTGACTAGCAGCCATCCGCCCGTGGCGTTTCCTGGGCCTGCGTCCAACGTGGTGTCTGCCCTGCTCCAGGTCTACCTACTGGTGTTGCTGGTGCAGGAGAAGCGCGACGCGCGCAAGGAAGGGGAACTCCGATGAACAAACGCATGGTCGACTCGATCACGCCGACCGACATCCCCGTCAACGATCCGGCCACCGGCCAGCCCTGGGGCTACGTGCTGGGCTACGTCGATGGCGCGTTCGGACCGAACGGCACCGCGCCCAGCGCGTGGACGGCGTCGGCCTGGGCACGGTTTCCGAACTCCGTGCACGTCCGGTGCGCCGTCTTCTCCAGCACCTTGGATGCCGATGTGTTGGACCGGGAGACTGGCGACGCCACCGCGGCACAGGCCGTTCAGTGGGTGCAGGCCAAGCGAGCCCGCGGCGATCGGACCGTCTGCGTCTATGTCGGCCTGGCCGAGTGGGGCGCATTGCAGGCTGCATTCAACGCTGCCGGCGTCGCACACCCTGACTATGGGGTGGCCGCCTACCCGGGCGCCGGAGCCGTCCAGCAGACGCTGAACGGCATTACGAGCGTGTTCCATCAGTACGCCGACCCGACCTATGGACCTGGTGGCGTCGGCTCCGGCGGCCACTACGACCTGTCCGTCGTCGTTGACGGCTGGATGGGCGCCGCACCGCTGAACATCACGAACAGGGAGAGTGACGACATGAGCGTTCCGTTTCTGACGCAGGGCAATTGGCTGGTGTGGGTGGACCTGGCCTCCGGCCGCATCGAGGACACACAGCGTCAGCTGACCGACGGCGCCACCTACAACGGGCTGCCCGTCGGCAAGCTGACCGGCGCCCGTGAAGACGAACTGCGTGCGATGAACAACCGGTGGAACGCCATCCAGGACAAGCTGGCGGCTGGCGCGTCGGTCACCATCGACAACGCGACACTGAACGTCCCGCCGTTCCCGTCCAAGTGGACGGCCACGGAGACCGCGGTAGGCCAGACCACCATCCAGGTTGCGAGCTGACCCATGGGATTGCCCGGCGACGTCGTCACCACCACAGTTACCGGCACCGCCGTGCGCGCCGACGGCTCTGCGGCGGCCGGCGCCGTGGTGGCCTTCTCGATGCCGCTGTGGCTGACTGACACCACCTCACACGCGGCGATCATTCCGCGCGTGTTCACCGCGGTGGCGAACTCCTCTGGCGTCTGGTCGGTGGCGGTCATCGCCACCGACCAGGCTCAGATCAGTCCACTCAACTGGGCGTACACCTTCACGGTCAACGACAACGGCGTGATGTCGGACCCCGTGACCGTCCAGGTGCCACACACACCGAATCCGACCACCTTCGACGCGCTAGTGCCTACCAACGTGGCGATTGGATCACCCAACCTCTACGTGCCGTTGGCGCAGAAGGCGGCCGTCGGCGGTGTGGCCACCTTGGGCAACGACGGCAAGGTTCCCAGCAGCCAGTTGCCGGCCAGCTCCGGCGGGACGGCCGTATCGTCGGTGACGGCCGGCGACAGTACGATCACCATCAGCGGGACGGCGACCGACCCGACAGTCAAGGTGGCCAGCAACGCCGGACTGCTCAAGACCCAGCTGGCCAGCTCCGTGCAGACCTCGCTGTCGCTGGCGGACACCTCGCTTCAGGCGGCGCCCGCCGATCGCTACCTGACGCCGTTCGGTGCGCACAGTTCCAACGTGCCATTGAGTTCGATCAACGCAAAATCGACGATCAACAATGAAGCGTGGTTCGGCCAGGTGATCGTGCGCGCTGGTGCGCCGCTGGCCTTCGCGAAGGCCCTGCGGTCGGCCGCTACGGCCACCCACAACATCACCGGCAACAACGGCTTCGCCATCTGGAATGCCAGCGCTTCGTCGCTGCTGTGGTCAAGCGCGTCCGATGATCTAATGTGGGAAACCACCGGCGTGGTCTCGAAGGCCGTCACCGGTATCGCCACGCCGTCGGCGGACACCACCTTCTGGATGGCCGTATCGTGTCGTGGTTACTCGGTCGCGCCGGAGTTCGGTTTCGTCAATCTGGCCAGCACCGGCACGTTTGGCGATTTCTTCGCCAGGTACAAGGGTGGCGGCTACACGGCGTGGCCCAGCTCGTTCAATCCGGCCACTGACCTGACCAGCGGTACGGGCTTCATTCTTCCGCTGATGATCGGATGAGAGGATGACAACCATGTTCACCAAGGCATTCTGGGCCGGCACGTTCGAGCGCGCCCTCAAGACCTTCGCCCAGTCGCTGGTGGCCGCCCTGTCGGTCGGTACCGGCCTGCTGCACGTCGACTGGACGACGGCGCTGGACGTGGCGGCTGGCGCCACGGTGCTGTCGGTGCTGACCTCGCTGGCGACCGTGACGACCGTCGTGGCCACCGCGCCTCCGGCGCCGCCTGCAGCCGCGCCGACCGATCCGTCGCCGCTGTCGGCTGGCATTCCGCCGCAGGGTCCGCCTCCGGCCATCAGCTGACGACGAGGTTCGAGAGAGGGGAACGCCAACGTGGTGGCGACATTTCCGGCGGTCGGCCTGGACGTCAAGTATGAGCTGGCGCTGGGTGCCGGTGGCACGTGGGTGGACGTGACGGGCGACGTCTACCAGCGGGAGGACACCACGATCAGCCGCGGGCAGGCCGATGAGTCGTCCAGCTCTGTGGCCCAGACGTCGTCGTGCTCCTTCCAGCTGGACAACCGCTCCGGCAACTACTCCAGCCGCAACCCCGTGGGCGCCTACTACGGCCAGCTGGGCCGCAACACGCCTTTCCAGCTCACCTTGCGCACCGCCTACGACACCTTCACCCGCACCAGCTCTTCGACGTGGACGACGTCGGACTCCGGCGCGGCGTGGTCGTGGTTCGGCTTCGGTGGCACCGTGGCCGCCACCGACGTCACAGTCAACGGAAGCGCCGGTTTGCACTCCGTGCCGGCCACGGCCGCCTTTCGGCAGACCACCATGGACGGCGCCGGTAGCTATGCCGACGTCGACGTCCAGTGCACCTGGTCGATGGCGCTGGCCTCGATCACCGGCGCATCGGTCGAACCCTGCAACCTGATCTTCCGCGGCGACCCGACGACCGGCCAGTACTGGATGGCCAAGGTGTCCATCGCCGTCGGCGGCGCCATCTCGCTGTACCTCATGCACGTGGACGGGACGATCATCACCGGCCCGGTGGCGACCGGCATTACCTATGCCGCGAACACTCAGTATCGCGTCCGCGCCCGCATGGAGGGCAACACCATGCGGGCGAAGATCTGGGCCGTGTCCGGCACGGAGCCGTACGTATGGCTGACGGTCGGCACGGACACGACGATCCATGCCAACATCAACGCCACTGGCGTAGTTGGCGTACGGTCGGCGGTGAACACGGGCAATACCAACACGTTGCCGATCGTGTTCACTTACGACAACTTCGAGGTTCGCTCGGTTCGGTTCAGCGGCGAAGTACCGGAGTGGCCGGCGTCGCAGGACGTCACCACCAGCGACCGTTACATCGAGGTGACGGCCAGCGATCCCTTGCGGCGTTTGAGCTCCGGCGCGCCGCCGTTGCGTTCTCCGCTCTATCGCGGCACGATGGCGGCGACGCCCGCGCCTGTGTACTACTGGCCGTGCGAGGATGGCTCGAACTCGGTCAGTGCCAGCAACGTCATCGTGCCGACCGTGCCACTCATTCCGTACAGCACAACGCCGAAGTGGGCGAGTTTCAGCAACTTCGCATGTTCGGCCCCCCTGCCGACGATGAACAAGTCCATCTGGGCCACTTCACTGCCGGGCTACACCGACACGGGCTCACTTCAGGTGCGGTTTCTGCTGCACATTCCCGCCGGAGATATGTCCAACGGGGACCCGATCATGGAATGGAGCATGAACGGGTCCATCCTGACCTGGCAACTGGTGTACCTGACCGGCGGCGATCTCCGCCTGGTCGGCTACGACCAGTTCGGCACAGCCGTGGTGGTCAACGACGGTGTCTTCGGCATCGACGACGACCTGGTCCGAGTGGACATGAACTTCACTCAGTCTGGTGGCAATATCGTCTGGAAGTACTCCGCACTGACCGTTGGCGCCACCACGGGCTCCTACCTCACCGGCACGGCAACTGGCTACACGCTGGGCACCGCTACATACATCATTCTCAACGGTGACGGCGTGATGAACGGCAGCAGCTTCGGGCACGTCATGTTCAACACTACGATCATGGACCTGTTTGCTCAGTCCAACCAGCTCAGTGCCTACGTCGGCGAGGATGCCATTGCTCGCATCCAGCGACTGTGCAGTGAGGAGAGTGTTGATCTGAGTTTGATGGTGGGCAAGTACACCTCTACGGCCGAGCCGATGGGACCCCAGTCCGTTGACACGCTGGTGAACCTGCTGGGCCAGTGCGCCGACGTGGACATGGGAATGCTGACGGGCGCTCGAAACTGCGTCGGCCTACTGTTCGTGCGCTCCTCCGCGCTGCGAGGTGCAGACGTCATCGCGACGGCCAGCTACGCCGCTCACGAATTCCAGCCACCGTTTCAGCCGGTGACCGACGATCAGCGGCTGCACAACGACATCACGGTCAGCAGGCAGAGCGGAGGCAGCATCCGCCTCATGCAGACGACTGGCCCTCTGTCGACGGCGTCACCGGCCAACGGCGGCGCCGGCACTTACCCGCAGTCCAAGACGGTCAATCCGCAGTACGACTATCAGCTTGCATGGGTTGCCGGTTGGATGCTGGCCAAGGGGACCGTGAACGCGGAGCGGTATCCCGCCGTCCAGTTCGCTCGCGAGTCGGCCGCCGTGGTCGCCAACGCCGCCCTGTCGATCGGGCTTCTCAACCTCGCCCCCGGCAGCCGCGTGCAGTACACCAATCTGACCAAGCTGGGGTTGTACGACGCGGCCAATCAGACCGTCAACCAGGTGACCGAGACGATCAACCGGTTCAAGCACCGTATCGTCATCGTCACGGTGCCGGAGCGGATCTACCACACGCTGGTGCTGGACGCCTCCGACAGTCGGCTGGACTCCGACTCCTCCACTACGGCCGCCACCATGACCACCGGCGCTACGTCGATGTCGGTTGCCACCACGTCCGGCCCTGCCGTGCTGTGGACCACCAACGCCGCGCACTTCCCCTTCGACGTCCTGGTCGGCGGGGAACGCATGACCGTCACCAACATCACGGGCGCCAGCTCGCCGCAGACCTTCACCGTGACCCGCTCGGTCAACGGTGTGGTGAAGACGCACGGCGTCGGCGAGTCCGTGGTGCTGTTCGACCAGCGATACATCCAGATCTAGGCAGGGAGCGGACACCATGGCACTACCCCAGGCGGGCGCTCCGGCCACCGCGCAGATGCTGGCCACGCTGGCCAACGCCGAACTTCAGACCGTCTTCGTCGCCCAGACCGGTGCCGGTGCGATCAACTACGGCGCCGGCATCACCGACGCCACCGCCAACATCACCTTCACCACGACCTACCCCAACACGGTCGTCATGGCCTGGGGC